ATACAATCTCTATAACCATTCCATGATATTGTATTATTGGTCATTTGATCTTTCTGGCGCTGGATTAATTGCTTCTGCATAGACTCTGGAAGACGATCAAAGAATGTCTCTCCTCTATCAACCCATGGCCATTGTTTCATCATCTCATCTGGATCTATAATCTTACCATGATTCTCTATAAAGAAATTATAGGCATCAGGATATACAGCAGGCACATAATACATACGAGACATATCTTTAGTCTGCGGATCTCCATCCTCACCAAAATTCTTATTGATTGCATACCAGAAGTTCTTAATCTGCTTCTTTTCAACCGCACCGCTTAGAGGAAATACAACCCTAAACTTAGGACGCTCTTTGGTAGATGATGATGTACTATAACAAACATATTCATAATCTTTATATTTGTCTAATGCATCTTCGAAGGTGCCTTCATAATCATCAACATCCAAAGCAGCCCATTCACCCCAATACTCTACATTAACATTTGAGCGAGTAGTACCTTCGGCATATACTGCAGGTGATATAAGAGACGAACCAGGTTTAAATTCACCCTGCTTCGGCTTATATCCAACTTTCTTAGATAAACCTTTCAGGACTGTAACAAACGATTCCCAATCAGGAACCGCCAACTTATTATTAGTCTTATTATCTCTAGTGTATTTAAATATTGTAATTTCAATCATATATTACTCAAAGAATGCTTCCAGCGATGCTGTGGGCGCTGCCTCCCATCCAATAACATCCAGAATAGATGATATCGGCTTGATAAATGTCTTATCGAATTGTATATTATAATCTATATACTGGGAAAGGTCAAGCTCTTTCGGAAGAAAGTTTGGAAAAGATACAACATTCTCTTTAACCGAATTAGGCATCTTAAGATAGGCGAACTTAATACGATCACCAGACTTAATCTCTTCATACTGCCTATTAAGCTTCTTCTCTTTCAATATCTTATTGAATACCAAAGCTCCTCTAACATGAATCGGAGTACCTTTCCGATATGTAGTAATAGGATCTATGTAATCATTTATATTATTACATCCTCTAGGGAACGATACATCCTCTGCAGGTAACTTATTAAATTCATCCTTAAATTCTCTAATGAACTCTTGCATATCAGCTTCGGTAGATTTCATAATAATCTTGAATGCATCTTTTAATGCACTCCTAACCCTTGTAGGTGTAGATGACTTAACCGCCTCGATACCCATAATCTTTAACTTAGGTTCACTTAATCTTACACCTTCATCATCCAATACATTCAATATATAACGCTTCTTAGCTGTCCAGATACCACGATCAGCTATTACTTCTCTATCCATTTCCAACCTATGGGTAAATCCATTAGTAATATCATACATCTCATTATGGGCTTTTGTTATCTTATCTTTAAACTTCGACCCACATATATTGTCCAGGAAATCAACAGGATTCTTAGGCTTATACTTATCAATAACATCGGTCATTGCAATATACACCGAATCAGTATCAATCGCCACAACATAATCTTTAGGAGATTCATTCTCCATTACCATATTCATAAATTCATTAGCGGCTCGCTCAGCCCATTTGATAGTAAGCTGACCCATCAAAGTAATTCCTTCAGCAATACGAATATCAAAGTATCTAAAGTGGATATTAGCCATTGCACCATATAAAGCATTCAAGAGGATCTTCTGAGCCATCTGCTTGGATTTATTAATACTAATAATCTTTTCTAACCTTATTATCTCGGCTTTATCGGTTACCCCTTGAATATCCTTTTGACCTTGAATCATTACTTGCTTTGATTCTTTACGCTCTGCATATATATCGGTAATTATCCGAGGAATTAACCCAACATCATCTACACCGAAATATGTACCATTAGCCACACAAGGAAGATCATATTCTGCCGATACTCTTTTATGTAATAAAGAATCTACATTGAATGAAGGTTCCGATATATCAGACCTAATGGTTTCATGCGACATATTATACTGAACAATTATATTCGGATAAAGAGAGTTAACATCGAATGATGCAATCCAAGAATGCATTCCTACCTGAGGATCTTTAACATAACCACCTGCATATGAGGTCTTCTGGTTATTCTTCTTAGGAGGAACTACCATCTTCATACCTATCAATCTACGATATATAATGGAATCCCAAACACCAACAGTACCAAAGGCATCTATAAAATTAACACCAGCGGTATAAGCCACCATCAAAACAATAGACATGAGGCCTAGCTTATCATCCATTCTAGGAATCAAATACGTATCTTTAATATTATATTCTATAAACTTCTGATGATCGGTATTAGCCAATTCAACAAGACTTCCATATTCGGATATATCTAACTTACGCTCACCTAATACAACATCAGCAATATGATCTAACTTATAAGATTCTTGCTTAGGAAATTGCAATGCAAACTTTTTAAATACATCCATATAATCTATAATAGACACACCGAGGATATCATAATATTGCTCTTCGCGGCCCATAATGGTTACCGACTTAGTTCCAATTTTCTTCCAAGGAGATAACCTAGCGGAATGATTTCCACCTAATACATTATTAATACGATTAATGATATAAGGCATATCGAATAATTTATTATTCCAGCCTGTAACAATATCTGGTACATTTATAGGGGTTTCCCAATGCAACAAGAAGCTCTTTAATAATTGCTCCTCATTAGCACACTTGAAGTAGCATACCTCATATTCCGACTTCGATGGATCAAAATCACCCAATCCCCAAGTATAGAAGGTATCATTAATAGAATGCTTTAATGTAATGGCATTAATTGGAAATGCAGCAACATCAGGTTTCGGAAATCCATCAGTAGCATGCACCTCAATATCAATAGACGTTATATTAATCTTATTGATATCGAACTTAATGTCTGTAGGGAATTCGGATGATATGTATTGAGATACGTAATTGGTCATACCATAGATTTCAAATCCTTTAACCCCTGTATGGGTATCCGTGAAATCTTTAGCAGCCGATATGGAATCGAACTTACGAGAACTTAACTTGAGAGGGGTTTTGGAAGATTCATATAGAGTATATTTTCCTTCAGGATCCTTGAGGAATAGATTAGGTTCAAACTTAACCTTCTTCGAAATACGATGACCTCCATCATATCCACGATATAAGATCGAATTACCATATCGCTTAACACTAGTATAAAATTTCAAATTAGAACTCCATCACATTACAAAAACACATATTATATTATACATCATTCTGAGGGATAAATCAACACCTTTATAAAGAAAAATCCACCGAAGTGGATTTATTTAATATTACAAGTATTTACGGTTATCTAATTGCTCTTTAGAGCGTAGTAAATTATACGCTATGAAATGAGGTGATGTACCATGAGGGTATTCACATCCCATTAACTCTGCTGCTTTCAGATACTTTGCATACTGAGCTTGACGCTCATTCTTTGCTTTACGTGCTCGATCATACTTATATTTTGCTATTTTAATTCTTCGCGCCAATTGTCTCATGGTCGAAATGTCCTCCAGTAATTTGTATTTTACGGGGACGCAATTCTTCTGGCACAACATACTCTAAATGAATTACAAGTATGCCATCTTGAAGTTCTGCTCCATTAACCTCTACGTGTTCCGATAGCCGGAATGTACGTGAGAATCTCTTAGAGCTAATACCTTTGTGAATGTAGTCTACTACACCTTCTTCTGGTTCCGTAGAATCCCCACTGATATTTAAGAATCCATCTTTAACTTCAATGTCAATTTGTGATTCTTTGAATCCTGCAACCGCAACTTGAATTATAAATTCGGTTTCTGATTCTTTAATAACGTTATGAGGTGGATAACCTGAGTTGTTAGCTTTAGAATGAACTCGTTCTAATTCATTGAATAGATGATCGAATCCGATAAAGCCGGCGCGTGGGTATTGTATTCCTGACGTATTAGTCATAATATTGCCTCCAATTAAGCAAGGTAGATTTAGTGGCCAGAGTGTTCTGCACCACGAATCTATTTATACACCTTAGCTGTCGGACTTAGACTTTAATTCGGATTTAATCCATTTATTTGCAATTGCATTCTGCGGCTTTGCTGTTGAGAATTTAGTCATTTCTCTATATGCTCGAGTAGTCTCTTTTACATAATCCTTACCTTCAGAATTATCTACGACTATGAACCTCTTCTTTCCAAACAGGGTCTGAAAAGCACCAATATTCTTTTGAACGGTAACCCAATACTTCTCTACTTCTGTAGGTGGTAATGTACGCGCTCTCATCATATTACGATCTTGAGCAGTCTTAAGATCTGTATTAACAAATATCATTGCTACATCATATCCAAGCTTTTTCAATGATTTAGCTTGCTTCTTTATCTTCTCAGTATCTTTACCAGTACCATCAATAACAAGACCGAGACGTCCTTGAATGTATCGCGTCTGCTTTGTACCTGTAAGTATCTTAGCCTTGTTGCGTATCTCTTGGCCTTGCACTGAGAAGATGTTATCTGGAGTTGTCTCCATTCCAGCTTTTGTCATAGCTGCTTCAAATGCATCATCGGAATTTACTACCTTAAAACCTAAGGCGGTTAATCCGGTTTTTCCTACAATAAAAGATTTACCTGAACCAGGACCACCAGCTAAAAATACTGCTTTAAAAATGGCAGGATCATTAACCCCTTCTCTGATCTCTAAATAATCTTTAAATGTATCCATGCTAGCTATTCCCGATATTATACTTTGGACAAAGTTCCCATTCAGACTTCTCTTTATAGGAAATAATTTTAATTTGCTTTAATGGTGCGGTATCTAGCTTAGCAGATGGATCCGCCATATCTAGTAAACCCCAATCACCTAATAGAGTAGCAATACTATTACGCCTTTGCATATCATTCTTACTTAGATTAGAACCCTTTCCATCTAATAAGAATAATTCTTTAAAGTGTACAATGAAGTATCTACCTTGCTTATGTAGAATATGACACGATTGAAAGATGCGCTTATCTATAGAAGATGCTACACCAATCCGTGTCAATGTTTCTTTAATCTTGAGAAAATCATCGGGCTCATTCAACAACACTTCTAGCATGTGTGAGGGAGTCCATTCTACTGTTTCGTTATTATTATTATCCACTTAGAGCCATCCTATATCAATCATCGTTATTATAAAATACATACTTTAACGATATTTATAAGATTTCATTTATCTACTTAAAGGCGTCCACCTGTAGACATTTTATCTTTCATAGCATCTATCTGCTCCTTGGATAATAGTGGCATAACACTTAGAGCCTTCTCTTTAGAGTAATCATAATAATTCTGCACAATTTCTACATTCTTATCATCGAGAACCTTAGCCCACTTTGAAAACCTATTCTTCTTCTTTATTGAAAAACGATGGAAATCAAATTGTAGGCGATTATCAATATGATGATGTGTGTTAATCTCATTAGCTAATAATATTGTATCCATATGATATGACAATGCACGATTAACCAAGAAAGCCGAATAAGCCTTCTCTGCTATATCATCAACCATTATATCCTGCTTGGAATGGTTAACAGCCTTTACGTATTCAAATGGATTCATATATCTCCTATTCGTTTAATAATTGTACACTATCATTGGCCAATGCCCAATCTTCAGCAATGTTCTCAACCTGTGTGATGGTTAGCTTTGGATGAACTACTCGCTTCATAATACGATAACTCTGATCACGATAGTCGATGTAATAATCACCACCTGCATTAGCCTGTAACTTAACCTGTGCTACTTGGCCAGCCTTATCAAAGTATTCGGATAAAACCATACCAGCTTGTGGCTCTATACCATAATTATCTTCTGTTGCATATGTCATATATTATACTCCTATGAAATAGCTATTACTAATGATTGAATACGCATGACATCCAATGCTATATCGTGACGTGGATCATGGCTTTTTATATAAGCTTCTGGCACATCAACACTTTCAGGCATAAACGTATCTCGGATATTACAACCCCATCCTAAGCCATCTATGAGAGACCTTGTATCCCTCACCATATACCAAGGATACGGATCTTCAATATTTAACTGCTTACATAGAGAGGTTATGATTACAGGGTCAAATGTATTGCCTCTTGTATACACAATAGCCTCATCTATATATGTATTATATAGCATTTTAATCAAAGCAGCAACAGGTTTATCATCTTTATTAGGAATCAATTGAGATTTCTGAACTTCTTTATCTTGTTGCTTCCACCATGTAAGAGTATCCTTCTCAATAACACGACCTAGCTTTGTGCACTGCTCATTTACATTAACCTTAATGTATGTAGAATTATTTATAATCTCATCCATGCTATATGGATGACTTACGAACCTAGTAGTATCAAATGCAAAAGCTGCACCAGATAATACAGGACAATTAGAGGCATCTGTACCTAGAGTCTCGAGATCAAATATCATAGAATTATTCTTCATTGCCATTCTCCATTAGCCATAATTTCGGTTAAACATGCCGCTGTATTCAATTCGTGATCAGCAACAAAAGCATTCTTATATTGATAATCTGCCAAGATAAGAATAATCTGTGGAATACTATTAGGTGTCAAATGATCCGATAAAGTATCATATAGACGTCTAAATAATACATGAGGCTCGGTATCAGAGTTCTCTCCGACCCATTTCCTCATCTTAGTAAAGTCTTTATCCTTTAAGGTTTTAAGTAACTTGTTATACGAATCAACTCCAATGTCGGCCAACACACCAGCATCAATAGTACCAGAAGAGCTATATCGCTGACATTCGTTAATAACTCGGCGCCAATCAGGAGCATGAGTAATAATAAGATTAGCAATCGCTTTATTGTCATAAGTAACACCCTCGGACTCAAGTATAAATTGTAATCGCTTCATAAACTTAGCAGCAAGACTAGCTAAGGCTTTCTTAGATGTATTGAACTCATATACAGAACAACGAGAATGTAATGGTTCAATAATGCGATTCTTAAAGTTACAGGTTAAAATGAACCGACAATTAGAAGAAAACTCTTCTATGAATCCCCTAAGAGCTGGCTGAGTACTTTGAGCATTCAGGTAATCAGCCTCATCAAGGATAACTACCTTTAGGCCTCCCTGAAGACTCACTGTTGATGCAAATTGCTTAATAGTTGTTCGAAGAGTGTCGATATTTCCTGATTCGGAAGCATTGATAATAATATAATCTAAATCAAGGCTATTACATATAGCACGAGCAATCGTAGTCTTACCTACTCCTGCTGTGCCTGTAAGAAGCATATTAGGTACATTACCACTCGATACAATTTCTGCAAATGTACTAGATAAATTATCATCTAAAATACAATCTTCAATAGTCTGTGGTCTGTATTTCTCACACCACAAAAAAGTATCATCTTGGTTCATTCATTAACTCCATAATATAATATATTATTATACCCTATTTTAGGTATAATGTCAACAGCTATTGTCATGCAGTGGAAGCTGCCGAATTGTATAATGCATCATAGAGGGTTTCTACATCAGACATAGTCTCTGAGGTTTCTGCAATATTCTGCTTATGATATGCTGTAGCCACTTTACGTAGATACTTCTTTGGAAGATCAAAATCTTCAGCTAATACATCTACCGCCTCTTTAACATAACTACGCTCACCTTCAATACGAGCAAATGCATTAGAGATTTCGGTCATAGCATCACGGATCTTTTTACGGTCAGCTGGTGAGGTTGGGATAATCAAATTATTCATAATATATTCTCTTCTTTATTAATTAAATTTAGATGTCTTTTCTAGGGCTACCCAGTACATCAATGGTCTAGTCTTATGTGTAAATTTCGAAATAAGCTTCGAGGAAATATCTACAATATAATCACCTACATCAAACTTAAAATTATTAATATTAAATACTAATTGGAAATCAGCTTCAATCTCCTTATCAACATCAATCTTAATTGAATAAGAATTAGAGGTTGGATTACTAATATCTGTAATCGTTAAATCCAGATGAGTGTCAGAAGGGTTACCCTCGATCATTAGATCAGTAGTACCTAATACCCCTGCTGCCTTTCGAATAGTATTGAGATTCT